CAATCCTCTATCTGCAGTAATACTGTGAGATTGTTCAGATGGAGTAGTGATTAATATTTCAGCGCCAAAGGAAAAGGTGAAGTCAGTATCTACACCAGTTTTTAATGTAAGCAAATAATAAGGTATAACCTCTGTATCATTGTTGATGATAGAATTATCAGCATTGTCTATGGTTGTCACAAAATTACTGTAGAGGAAGCTAGCGTTGAAGTCATTCAAATATGTATCATTGTAATTTGTTACTGTTGTCAATACCTTTGTAGATAACTGATTTTCAGATAGTGTCGTTATATTGAAATTATAGTTTACTGACGAGTCTACCTTCAAGTAAACAAAGTCAGGATTAACAATTTCTGTAACAATACCTAGAGGAACCTTATCGCTCAAGTAATTATTGTAAATATTTCTTTTTATTTCAGGGATACCGTCAGAATTTTCTACATCAATAGAAATAAACACTTTACCGTACTGAGGTGGACTTTCTTTCTCTCCCCCATAAACCGATATTGCTTGAATCTCAGGAAACTCTCTTGTTAATAAGATTTCGTAATCACTTTCGGTTATTGCTCTTTCCTGTGTCTGAAAACTTCTTGGAGCATTAAATTTAATTGAAGTATTGGATTCAGACACTGATCCACTGATAGCTTCGGAGTTGATTGTAATAGCTACGTTTGAATGCCCATCGATACTTGAATTATTAACAAAGGTATCTGCTCCGTTTGGTAACTCACCACTGCAAGCTCTATATGTTATACTAATCACAGCACCGTTACGAGGAGTTCTACCTGATATATCATCACCAAACACAACCTCATACTGCTCATTCTCAGCAGGCTGTACAAAGAATATATTGGTATTTGAAACTACTCCAAACAGTGAATATGCTTGAGTATATGTGTAAACATTTGCACCACTGTTTTCAGATACAGAAATCTCGATACTTGTGGTATCAATAGTTGGATTGTTTAATACAAATCTTTGATTTTCAATAGCACTGTTTTTTACAAAAGTGTCTGTGATGTACGACCCTTCATACAAGGTAGCATTATTAGCATAGTAAACACCATTATTACTTGTTGTAATTGCGATTGACTCATTTGTTACAAAGTTGAATGTATTAGAACCGACTCGAGATGTAAATCCAGTCTTAGCTGGAATAACAACGGAAGACACATTAGTTGAAGGTGTTATTGAAATGTTTACATTTGCTTGAGCAGATCTGAAAGATCTAGGAACGTAGTTTAGTTCCTTTGCATGAGATACAATGCTGTCTCTGAGTTGCGCAGTATCAAGAAACATCTCACTAGCTACCATGTTCATGTAAAAGGTATTAAGATATGTGTTGTAAGCAAGGACATCTAACAAAACACTCATATTTGAGCCATCAAAATTATAATCTTGAAACTTTGATTGTGATGATAGGTATGACTTCAACGACGACTTCAAAGAATTGAAATCTAAGTCAATTAGGTTGATAGATGAATTTGCCATTTTACCTTATTCTTGAAAGAAAGAAACTGATTGAAACATTCTCAGGATTATTTATAGTGGTAAAAACTAATTGAAGTTCAATTGAGTGGTTATCTGGTGTTTCAAGAGCTTTTACTTTAATTGTCTTGATTCTAGGCTCAAAGTTTTCAACAGCTGTTTTGATTTCTGTTTCTATTGCATCTGTTGTAAATTTAGAGAAGTTTTCAAACAACAATCCAGAAATATTACAACCAAATTCTGGAAAAAAAGGACGTTCTCCCTTTCTTGTCAAAATAATATTCTTCAAAGAATTGATTATTGAATCTTCGTTAGTCAGTCTAGCAAGATCTTTTGTTCCAAAGTTTTTGCTGAAGTTATTATAGAAATCACTATACCTCTCCGATCTTAGAGAAGTTGCTGTAAATTTATCTGCGTATGACGTTGCCATTTAATCTCCTACAAATACGTTACTTGATCCACCTACTGCATTGGGTGCACAGTGTGCTCCCCCAAGCGGTGCACATAACGCATCAGGAGCTGCAGATTCATTGTTATTGCAAACAGCAACACCTCCAATAAAAACATTCTTAGTTGCTGCAACCAATGCACCTCCGCCATGTGAGTTAGGATCACCGTTTATAGACCATAGCAGACCATTGACAAAAACATTCCTGCTTTGCGCAGATACTGTAGTAGCACCACATGCTCTGGAATCCGTGTTTCTGTGAACTGATGGCATTATGGGTTGAAATCTATCTTAGGTGCTTTGATTAACATATTTCCTTTGGATTCCAGAGTATATGTTCCATCAACAAGAATATTAACATTTCCTTTGACACGTACATTAACATTACCACCGACATAGACATTATTGTCCTTGGTTGTAACATCGAATCTATCATCAACTGACTTTATAACAACTTGACCATCTTGGTCTATTTCAACATAAGTTCCGGTCTTATGCATGATATGAATTCGTTCTTTGGAAACGGTATCATCAACTTCTATCAAATGACCAGACTCTGTTCTCAATACCTTATTATATGGATATTTAGCATCGAAAGGAGTAGATGGTTCACCTGGAAACGGTAAGGCTGAACTTACTTTCTTAGATGATTTGATTTGCGCAGCTGAATTGATACCAATAGCAGATTTAGGAAGTTCATTATCTTCTTTAGTTCCAACGATACCAGCAAGTGTACCAAGTATGACCGGAATCTGACACTCGTTTCCATCCGCAAAGAAACCAAACACAGATGTTCCTACCATCATTCCTGTTGGACTGATACCAACCCCGTCATTATTGACTCCTAAAATACCAGCACTGATTATAGAATTAATTACTGTTGCCCATGGTAAGTGATCTGTAGGTACATTGACAGTGTCAGGAGATCCGCCGGCTGTAAATGGATGTACGTTGTAGATTCTTACACGAACCCGGCCTATTTTCTTCGGGTCATCCCTATCTTCTACAACACCAAAAAACCATCTGAATCCCTCTTCACCCATAGTATGTGTAGTCATTCTAAAACCCCTCTTCCAAATCTCATCAACTCAAGATGAGTATCATATTTTGCTGTATCTGTATTTGTTATTGTGTGCTTGCACGCAGTAACCATATAATATCCACTATCCATTTGATTGCTAGTTTGTTTGCTCTCTAGCGCATCATATCTAGGAACTTGTAAGAATATTATTGAACCGGCATTTATTCTTGTATTGCCAGGAACATCAATATATGTCTTCTCCATCGTAAAGAGATTTGAGAAACACAATCTCTCTGCTACTGTATCATATAAGAAGTTAGTAGAGTTGTTGTTTGTATCTTTATATTTTGAAAACGGTAAGAAATACGGCTTGTTATTATTTTGTGAGAAGTCATTGTATATTGTAGATGTAATCAAAGGATTACTACCATTAGTAGAATCAACAAAGATGTTATTAGATGGACTATTTTCAAAAACTCTTGTTTCAAACTTCTTCGTAGTCAAATCGTATTGAGAGATAATTGATTTCAAACCACCATTTTTAAGAGAGTGATTGAGATTAAATGATGATTTGACTGTGTAGTTTCGGAATAGATGAAATGAATCAAAATCAGATATAGATCCTGCATCTCCTTTGACACTTTCTGATATTGCTTCTTTTTGAAAAAACTTTTGAGCTTTTTTAATATCTCTCTCAAAGAGACCCTCAACCGTTGTTAAGAAGTATCCGTTACTTGTTTCAAAAAACAAAAAGGTAGATGATTTATATTTCTGAGAAACAAGTCTTTGTCTTATGAAGTCAATGGATTGGAAAGGTGTTAAGAAAGGAATCAAAGTCGCTGGTAGATCCTTTGTATCCTCTGTGAATATAGTTTTATCACTACCTAGATACTTCTTGACAATATCAGTTACTATATCTTTTGTACTGGACTTATAGCTTTTTGAAATAGCAATCGAGCTATCAGTTAAGAATTCTTTACTTGTTAGTCTCAAACCTACATTCTTTGATCGAAGGTTGGGATTAGGTACGTTGTAGATGAGCTCGGCGACTTTGAATTTATACGTTAATGTTTGTTCACTACCGTACCCTTGAAATTCTATTTCAAAATCCTCATCTCCAGTAATATTGTGCTTCTCAATGAAACTACCACCATCTATTAATGTCAAATCAGCGGTTATAAAAGGATTAAATACATTTTCAAAAACATCAAGCGAAGAAAAGAATTCTAAAAATTTAGATTGCTTGTCAATAACTATGGTTTTAGTGTGATTGGTAATAGATATTTTCTTAATATCACACTGACTTGGTTTCAAATTCATGATGACATTAGATTCTTAAATTCTTGTTCTATTGATTGAACATAAGCAAGATCTATCAGCCTTATGTTCTTTTTCTTTTCATTCAATTCGTTTTCGTAATCAAAAAACGAAACACTTTCAAAGTAAGATTGAATGTCTGATGAAATACTTGTCGAAAGAGTGTTGACTGCGGACACGGTAGCGTTAGCTGCACTGTCGCCACCTTTTAAGTTATATGATGTAGAAAGAGTACCAATCACATTAGAAACAATACAGACAGTGCTGTTAGAAAAATTAACAGTAGCAGAACCAACTGTCACTCCCGCATTCTGTTGAAAAACATACTCATCAGCAGTAAATGATGTATTACCAACTAGGGAGACATTCAGCTGTTGTGTTTTATTAGTTTGGAAAATTACTTCCTCTTTCTTTCTTTCATATCTTATAATGTTATTACTAATACCATTGACTGGATTCCAGAATCTTTTTTGATTTGCTGATAGAGCGTTATATGCTGCTGGTGATATCATTGAGTCATCTGCAATATAATTTGATCTGAAAAACTTTATTTTTCTTCTTGCATTTGTCAGTGATTGATACTTGTCCGCAATAAATCTGTTAAGAGAATTACCATCCATATACCAATCATAATATGGATCAACAACATTGTTGCTGTAATAAACAAGCCAATCGTATCCTGAATCACCATAGTACAAATAGGCTATCGTATCAGCTCTATCACCTTCTTGGATAGTGTAGGGATGGAACACTTCAAAATTTTGTTGAATTGTTTTCTGAAACGCTATTTTTGCAAGAATATTGACAGCAACAGTATTTGATACAGTATTACCGTACTGTACTAGCGGGTAGTGTTTGAAAAAGTTATCCATTAGTTTATAGGCTCGAAACCGAATCCTTCATCTGTGCTATAATCATCAGCCAACCATATTTCAATTTCTTGAAATGTAAGAGATATAGATGTCGCTGTTGGTACCGCATCATTACTTGATTCTAAGGGTGAAATAGAGGTTTTAAGAAACGAAACTCCTGCGGGAGCATAGTTAACATTCATGTTAGTGAGTACGCATCTTTTGAATTTTCTCAAAGGGTCAGAGGGTGTTATTTTGATTTCAAATACAGATGGTGTTTTCAAGATTGCTGGATTACCAGGATATGTTTCTGGTAACATCTCTCTTCTAAAAAAACCAATTATCTTTTTTATGTTGTCTGCTTCTTCTTCTGATTCAGGATATAAAGTCCAATCAAATGTAAACGGAGGCTTGAACTTTGTTCCTTGAAAAATCATAACAGGAAACGGATTAGCAGTTACTTGAAAAGCTGCTTTAGCTGCAGCTCCCATTGGACCGCCCATTCCTCCCAGTGCCATAACTCCAGCAGCTGCACCAATCTTGCCTTTATTATCAGCAAGATAGTTGAGAGCCTTTGCTGCATTCGAACCAGCGCTGTTCATATTAAGATTTTCGAACCCACCTACAACCCCACCAGGACCACTGGAAAATTCTGTCAATCCTTGCTTGAGAGCGTTGCCTACGAAAAACAAATTCTCACCGTTATAATCAGCTGAGTAACTATCCGATAGATTAGTAGGGAGAGGAAGATTAATTGATTTTTTAAACGTGAAAGATCTTCGCGTTGTCTCATCCGGTTTTTCTAACGCATGCTTGAACGCATTGAAAGATATATAATAATCCGTACCAAGATCTGAAGGAAACTGGATCGGAGCATTCTCCGAGTTCAAGTTTGTAGATCTGTTTTGTTCAATGGTTTTATCAGGGAGGGTTGTTGAAACCTGTGCACTACTGGTGTAACTAGAAGATTGGCGAGTTGGGGTTGTCGACTGCTCTACACGAATACCGTTCTGAGGGGTATAAGTATAATTAAGATTAGAGGCTATAGCCATTTCATTTATTTCCTATGAGTTACAACGGAGTTTTTAAACCAAAGAATCCTTCTAAGTACAAAGGGGATCCTACTAATATTATTTATCGCTCGCTTTGGGAGTGTAGATTCATGAGCTATCTTGATGCCCACCAAGATGTAATAGAATGGGCAAGTGAAGAGTTCTCGATTCCATATTTATCACCAATTGATAACAGAGTTCACAGATACTTCCCAGACTTCTGGATAAAGAAGAGGGGAAGAGATGGATTAATCGAAACAGTCGTCGTTGAGATAAAACCAAAAGCCCAGACAAAGCCCCCAAAAATTCGTACCAAAGTAACAAAGAGCTACGTCAACGAGGTTAAAACCTGGGGGATAAATAGTTCAAAGTGGAAATACGCAGCTAAGTTTTGTGAAGAACGTAAGTGGAAATTTCAAATAATAACAGAGGATGACTTGTTCGTCGGTAAAAAGTAATGGCTCAAACATATCAGCAAATGCTTAATCAAGCAATATCAAAAGGCCAGGTAGCTGATGCTCAGACGTGGTTTGATACAACATACCAAGATCTCTCTTCCAGAAGTACAATTAACATCATCAACAAAGGCGACGAAAGACTGACCAAAGCTCTTTCTGTTGGAAAGATGTATTTGTTTCATTATGACCCAAAATATAAAGACACTCTTCCTTTGTATGATAGATTTCCGTTGATCTTCCCGTTTCAAAATGTAGAAGGTGGTTTCATGGGAATTAACTTCCACTACCTTCCCTATGGACAGCGCGCTGCATTGCTAGACAATCTCATGGTTCTTGCAACGAATAAAACATTCACCGATAAAATGCGCCTTAGTATGAACTATAGACTACTCAGCGTGGCTGCAAGGAAAGTTGCATTTAAGGAATGTGTCAAGAAGTACCTAAATAGCCATGTAAGATCTAGATTTTTCTATATCAAACCCGACGAATGGTCGAAGGCAATCCTGCTACCACTAGACGACTTTGTCTATAAGAAGAAGTAATGTTAAACATAAACGAATTTAAATCAGCAGTTCACAAATACGACCTTGAGCGTCCTAATCTCTTTGCTGTTGAATTTTCATATCCCGATGCAGTAAAAAATGTACAGGGAGTTAATATTGTTGAATCTGTTGAGAATGGTAAACTTGTCACTCTGTTCTGTAAGGGTGCAAACTTACCAGGTATAAATCTTGCGTTGTCCGATAACTTGAGATATGGAATTGGTCCCAATGTAAGAATGCCTGTAAGAGGTAGTCTAAACGATGTGTCTCTTACTTTCCTCAATGATGCTGGTGGAAGATTGCATACATTTTTTCAAACTTGGATTGGCGTGATATATCCCCAATGGGGAAAGGATACTTTTGATAACAGACCAGGTGAAAAAAACACATACCAACTAGATTTTAAGAAAAACTATCAAACAAGTGCAAAGATTATAATGTACAGTGGTGAGCCAGGCAAGACTGGTGGATCTGGAATCTTACAAACAATTGCATCTGTTGCTTCTGCAGCTGCAGGAGTTCCTTTCATTGGATCTTTACTTGGAAGCCGCATTGGTGCTCAGCACAACCTTAAAAAAACAAGAACTTACGTTTTTGATAAGATGTATCCAATCAACGTAAGTGATATATCTCTATCATCATCAGCTGGTGATTCTGTTACCGAGTTTACGGTGGGGTTCACCTACCAAACTTATAAAATTGAAGTAAATTAATTATTAGGAGTTATTATGGCTTTACCAAAACTTATGCATCCAACTTTTGAGTTGACTATCCCCTCCACAAAACAAAAAGTCAAGTTCAGACCTTTCCTAGTGAAAGAAGAAAAGCTGTTGTTGATGGCTAAACAAAGTGGTGAGCAGGCTGATATTGTCAGCGTACTTAAACAGGTAATAAACAACTGTGATGTAGAGTCAGTGTTGAGTGTGGATCAATTAGCATCTTTTGATGTTGAATACCTGTTCTTAAAATTGAGAGCTAAGTCTGTTAATAATATCATTGATCTTGCATATACAGACTACGAAGATGATGAGACTTACAAATTTCAATTGGATGTGGAAGAAGTAAATATATCCTACAATCCAGAGCACGATAACATTGTAAAGTTGTCAGATAACTCAGGGATTGTGATGAAATATCCATCTATGGATTTGATGAGTAAAGTTCTTGAGAACAATGATGTAGGTGGCTGGTTGTTCTTCATGATCAAAGGATGTATGGATCAGTATTTTGAAAACGATAAGATTGTTATGTTCAAAGATAGTAAACCAGAAGAGGTTGATGAGTTTGTTGACAGTCTACCAACAACTGTTATTAAACAATTTGAGACTTTCTTTGATACAATGCCAAGACTCTATCACAAACTGGAATATACCAATAAAAAAGGTACTGAAAGAGTTATAGAGTTAAGAACACTTGAAGATTTTTTTACATTGCGCTGAGCCACAACTCTCTTGAAAATTACTACCAAGTTATTTTTATTTTGGCTCAGCATCACAACTATTCAATATCAGATATTGAGAACATGATTGTTTTTGAAAGAGATTTGTATTTACAGTTACTATCAG